GACAGAACCACTTTGCGAAGATGCACCGCTACGCTGTCGGTGACCCGGAATGGTTCGGGCAGACGCTGACGGTGGAGGATACCGGAGCCATAAGCCCCGAGATAATTGATAGGGAAAGACGCGAACTGGCAGCGGAGCGCGGCGAGGCGGAAGCCCGAGCCATTGTCGAGCAGGAATACTTCTGTTCGTTTGACGCGGCGCTGCCAGGTTCCTACTTCGGTGAAATCATAACGAAGATGGAGCGCGAGGAACGGATCGGCGCTTACCCGTGGGACCCGCGCTATCCCGTTGGCTGGGGTTCAGACCTTGGCATGAGGGACAGCACGACGTTCTGGTTCTGGCAGGACATCGGTGGGCGTGCGAGGCTGATCAACTTCTTTGAAGGCTCTGGCGTGGACGACGTGAGTTGGTACGTCAACCGGCTGAACTCTTTGCCGTATACCTATGGCCGAGGGATGCTGCCGCACGATGGCGGGCATAATCGGTTGGGGATGGCGGGGTCGATTTCGGAGCAGATGCGGCGGCTGGGGTGCAGGAACGAAGTGATCCCAGTGACGAAAGACCTTGTGGCATCCATCAACCACACACGCCTGTTCCTGGGGTCCGCTGTCATCAATATGGACCCCGAACCGTTCCCCGGCGAAACTCGCGACGAGGCGAAGGCCCGAATGGTGCGCGCGGTCACGGGCCTACGGATGTACCGGCGCGAGTGGAACGAGTCGGCCCAGCGGTTCAACGACAAGCCGTACCATGACTGGTGTTCCAACATCGCTGACGGGCTTCGCACGGTGGCGGTCGGGCACCGGCCCCTGAAAACCCCTGGCCGGACTGGGGTGGGGGCGGCCAGTTCAGCAAAGTACGCCGAAGGTGTATAGTTGCCCCGACACGGGAGGGAGAAAGGTATGAGTTTCATGAAACCCAAGATGCCGAAAGCCCCGACGCCCATCGCGCCGCCTCCGGTTCCGACCGTTGACCAGGCTGCCGTGCGCGCCGAGGACGAGATGCGGATTCGTCGTCGCCGGGGCCGTGGTCCCTACGTCGTCGCTGGCAAGACGGGCGGGGCCGCGCCGACCGTGGCAACGAAAGTTCTCACTGGCCAGTGAAGCCATCCGCCGTCGTCTTGTGGACGGGACTCGGCGTGTTCGTGTTCCTGAACATGCTTGTGGGATTGGTCGTCATGCTGGTAGCTGGCGTCATCTTTGTCGTTGAACGAGTGAAGGAATCCGAATGAGCGACATTGCAGCGACGATCCTGCGCGACCAAGCGGCGATGGAGGCGCAGCGGTACAACTTCGACTCGACCTGGCAGCGCATCGCTGAACTGATCGACCCGGACAACGCCCTGTTCCTCAAGCAGAACCCGTGGCAGGGTGGACGGCGCGACCAGCAGCAGTTCGACGCCACCGGCCAGTTGGCGCTGGAGAAGTTCTCGGCCGCCATTGAGTCCGTGCTGACGCCGCGCACGCAGACCTGGCACGCGCTGGAACCGATGGAGGACAGCCTCCGCAAGAACTTCAAGGTGATGGCGTGGTGCGAGGAGTTGACGCGCAAGGTGTTCCGGGCGAGGTATGCCCCGCAGGCTGGCTTCGTCGGCGCGTCGTCCGAACACTACCGATCCCTGGGCGCGTATGGCAACGGATGTACGTTCCTTGACGACATCCCCGGCCGCACGTTCCGCTATCGCTGCGACTTCGTGGGCCACATTTGGGTGTCGCCGGACTACACCGGGCTTCCCGCTGCGGTGCATCGCAAGTTCTCGCTGACGGCGCGGCAGGCGAAACAGCAGTTCCCTGTTGGCCTGCCGCTGCCGATCCTTCGCGCGCAGGACGAAACCCGCTTTGAATTCATCCATTGCGTGAAGCCGCGCCGAGACTACGATCCTGAGCGCCGCGACTATCGCGGTATGCGCTTTGGCTCGTACTACATCGCCTGCGGATACGGCGACTCGGTGCTGGAGGAGGGCGGCTATCGTGTCATGCCGTACATCTACTCCATGTATTCGACCGCGCCGGGTGAAACCTATGGTCGCGGGCCGGCATCGAAAATTCTGCCGACGCTCAACACCATCAACGAGCAGCAGAAAACCCTACTGCGTGCTGGCCAGCGCGCGGTTGATCCACCGTTGCTGATGCCGGAAGAAGATATTTTGGAGAGCTTCAACCTGCGCCCTGGCGCGCTGAACTTCGGCGGCGTGGATTCGATGGGTAACGCGCGGGTCATGCCGTTGCAGACAGGCGCGAACCTGCCGCTGGGGCTGGAGTTCGTGCAGGATTCGCGGGAAGTCATCAACGACGCTTTCTTCGTGACGCTGTTCCAGATTCTTGTCGAGAACCCGCGCATGACCGCGACCGAGGCGTTGCTTCGCGCGCAGGAGAAGGGTGAGTTGCTGGGTCCGCCGCTGGGTCGCCAGCAGACCGGCTACCTTGGGCCGCTGATCGAACGCGAACTGGACATCCTGTTCCAGATTCCGGGCATCTTGGACGACATGCCGCCTGAGTTGCAGGAGGCTGGCGGCATGATCGACGTGAAATACACCGCGCCGCTGAACCGTATGCAGCGCGCTGGCGAGTCCACCGGCATCATGCAGACCTTCGAACAACTGACCCCGTGGGCGCAGGTTGACCCGTCCGTGTTCAAGGTGTTCAACCCTGGCCGCGTGGCCGCGCGACTGGCTGAAATCAACGGCGCTCCGTATGACGTGCTGAACAGCGTTGACGAGATGGAGGCCATCAAGGAACAAGAGAACCAGCAGGCCCAGCAGGCTGCCTTGCTTGAAGCCGCGCCCATTGCGGGCAAGACGGCGCTTGACTTGGCTCGCGCACAGCAGATCAGCGGTGCCAACCCGACCGCATCGCTGTTGGGTGGTGGTTGATGGGTCGCTTCGACCAAGTGACCGATCGGATGCGCCACTGGCTACGGCGAAAGCGTGACTACGATGCCGTGTTCAAGACCCACAGCGGCGAGTTTACGATGGCCGGCGCTGCGGTGTTGCGCGACATCGGACAGTTCTGCGGCCCGTACAAGACGACCGCGAAAGTATCCCCGGTGCAGCGGGAGATTGATGTCAACGCCATGTTGATTGCCGAAGGGCGACGACAGGTGTACCTGCACATTCAGCGTCGTCTGCGACTGACGGACGACCAGATTCTCAACATGATGGAGGAAGCGCATGAGTGACCAACAGCCGAACACGCCGCCTGCGGGCGACAACGGCGGCGATGGCAGCAAGCCGTGGTACGCCGGCATCACCGATCCAGACCTTCGTGGCCTGGCCGAACTCAAGAAGTGGGACAGCCCCGACAAGGCGTTGCAGTCCTACAAGCACCTTGAGTCGCACATGGGCGTGCCGCCCGAACGCCTGCTGAAACTCCCCGAGAAGCCCGAGGACCCTGGCTGGGCTGACATCAAGGCGAAGCTCGGCTTCGCTGCCCCGGAAACGGCGGAGGAGTACGAGCTTCCGATCCCCGAAGGCTTCAACGACGACTACGCCAAGGCCATCGCGGCGAAGGCGAAGGAACTCGGAATCCCCAAGCACATGCTTCGCGGCCTGTCAGAACACAACAACGACCTGGTGAAGTCGATCCTGGACGCCAACGAAAAGGCCGACGCCCAGCGACAGACCGACGCGCTTGCTGCGCTGCGTGCTGACTGGGGCGGCACCTTCGACACCACGATGGCACTGGCCCAGCGCGCGGAAGAAACCGTGATGCGCGAGGCAGGGCTTTCGCAGGAGTCGGTGGACGCCTGGCGCGCGGCTGACCCGCAGGGCTACTACAAGCTCCAGGCTTACTTCGGCAGCAAGATGGGTGAAGGCCGTAGGATCGACGGCGAGAGCGCGCCGACCCAGCAGGCCATGTCGCCCGAGGCCGCGCGGACGCAACTCAAGTCCCGGATGGCTGACCCGGATTGGTTCTCCCGCTGGGAGAAGGGCGGCTCCGAGGAGCGCACCGAGTGGAAGCGCCTCAACGGCATCCTGCGGGACGCTGGCTGAGGGGTATTGCAGACAACGGCGCAGGCGAGTAGTCTGCGCCGTAACTGGCCCACAACCGCGAACGCGGCGGGCCTGACCGGCAGGCAAGTCTGCCCGTCGCCCGCACGCAAGCGGGAAGCGTAGGGTCCAGGTCACCGGGCAAACCCGAAGCGAATCATCCCTTTGATTCTTTCGGAGTATCCCATGAGCGTGAATAGCCCGACCCTGTACGTCCAGGAATTCGCCAGCACCATCGAGATGCTGGTGCAGCAGAAGCAGTCCAAGCTCCAGCCCACCGTCCGCGTTGGCTCCGGCCACTACGGCGAGCAGGCCTCCCCCGTTGACCAGATCGGCCTGATCGAAGTCAGCGAGAACAACACCCGCTTCGAACCGATGGGCCGCACCGACGCGCCGTTCGACCGCCGCTGGGTGTTCCCGACCAACTGGGACCTCAACCAGTTGCAGGACAAGAACGACCTCCTGCGCATGATGACGGACCCGAAGAACGAGATGGCCATGTCCGCCGTGGCTGCGATGAACCGCCGCCGTGACCGCACCATCCTCGACGGCCTGATCAACGCCAACTTCACCGGCAAGGCTGGCACCACCAGCACCGCACTCCCGTCCAGCCAGGTCGTCGGCGTGAACACGGGTGGCGCTGCCTCCCGCCTCAACGTCGCCAAGCTGCGCGCGGCCCAGGAAATCCTCCTGGCCAACGACGTGGACGTGGACTCCGAGGAGTTCTACTGCGTGATCGACGCCAAGGCCCACTCGGCCCTGCTGTCGGAAGTGCAGATCACGTCGAGCGACTACAACGCCGGCAACGATGTCCCGGTCCTGCGTGACGGCCGCATCGCCCGCTTCCTCGGCTTCAACTTCATCCACTGTGAGCGCGCGACCGAGTTCAACGGCACCGACGACCAGGCTGGCACCTCCACCCCGATCATGTGCTTCGCCAAGTCCGGCGCGTACTTCGGCATGTGGCAGGACCTCAAGGTGGACGTGACGGAACGAAAGGACCTGCGCGGCATCCCCTGGCAGATTTACATCGCTGCCACGTTCGGTGCCACCCGACTGGAAGAAAAGAAGGTCGTGCAGGTCTGGAGCCGCCCGTAAGGGTTGCTCTACCTCCATCCCAACGCCTGAAATCGGAGAAACATCATGGCAGTCGTGAATCGCAACAGCACCACCATCGCCAACAACATCGCCACCCCTCCGGTGGCGCTGAGTCCCCCGCGCAACGCTGCTGCGCTGCGCGAAGTGGCTGCCATCATCACCCCCGCTGCCGACGACACTTCGGCGTCCATCGGCCGCTTCTTCCGCGTCCCGTCCAACGCTCGCATCTCGCAACTGATGTGGTCGTCTGCTGACGCCACCACGGCTGGCGCGGTCAACGTGGGCCTGTACCAGACGGCGGAGAACGGCGGTGCGGTCGTGGATGCGGACCTGTTCGCCTCTGCGCTCGACCTGGCGGGTGGCCCGTACAACAACCTCGACATCACCTTCGAGTCCGGCGAGATGACCTACGCCGAGTCGGAGAAGCCGCTGTGGGAAGTCCTCGGCCTGACCGCCGATCCGCAGCGCGAGTACGATGTCGCGTACACCATCTCCACCACGTTCAACGGTGGCCCGACGGCGGTTCGCCTGGCCCTGCGTTTCGTGCAGTAACGACAACTGCTAGGCGGGGGCTTCGGCCCCCGCCTGCTACCGGAGAACCGAAATGGCAAACCGTTTCTACAACGCGCCGCTTGGCGCGCAGATCGCGGAAGAAGTGGCGGAGGGCGCTGCGGACACGTCGGTTTACACCGCGTTCCGAGTGACCTACGACGCGACTGGCAACTCCAAGGAACTGACCCTGCTGGCCCTGGATGCCATCCGGCAGGCCATCGTGCAGGATTCGTGGCCCCCGGTGTAAGGAGCGATCATGTCCAGTTCCGCAGGCTCCACGCTCCTCTCCAATGCTTCGGCCACCGGAACCGGCGTTCGCTGGGAAGGCGGCCAGGGTGTTGCCACGTTCGCCGGCACGTTCGGCGGCACGTCGGCCACGCTGGAGTACCTTGGCCCCAATGGATCGACGTGGCTTCCGGTGGCGGCGATGTCCGATGCTGGCGTGCAGACCACGGTGGCGCTCACGGCGGCAGGCTTCATCGGATTCATCCTGCCTCCCGGCCAGATTCGCGCCACCCTGACAGGCGGCACTCCGTCTGCCATGTACGCACAGGCTGACCGCGTTCCGTCGTAACAGGAGCTTCCCATGACCAGCAAGGTCGCCATCATCAACCGTGCGCTGACCAAGCTGGGCGCGAGTCGCATCGTGGCCATCACCGACAACACGAAGGAGGCGCGCGAGATGGCGGCCACCTTCGACATCGTGCGCGACTCGGAGCTTCGCAAGAATCGTTGGTCGTTCAGCATCAAGCGGGCGCAGTTGGCGTCTGACGTGACTGCCCCGCTGTTTGAATACTCGCATCGGTTCTTGCTGCCGGCAGACTACCTGCGCGGCCTGATGGTCGGGCAGTATTGGCCGGGCTTGGACATGACCGACTACCGCACTGGGCCTGGCGGGCAGGACTGGCTTATTGAGTCGGGCTACATCCTGTTCAACGGCGATGGCCCGCTGAACCTTCGCTACATCGCCAGGGCCGAGGATACGGCCCTGTGGGACGCCTCGTTCGTGGAAGCGTTCGCTTGCAAGCTGGCGGTGGAGACGTGCGAGGCCATCACTCAGTCCAGCGAGAAGCGGCAGCTTGCCAAGCAAGAGTACGACGAAGCCATCTTTGCGGCCAAGCGCGCCGGAGCCATTGAGTTGCCGCCGCAACAGATCGCGGATGATACCTGGGTGATTAGCCGGCTGAGGGCGTGACGTGGCAAGGACAGTCTCTCGCGCCGAAATCAGCCAGCGGTCATTTGAGAGCGCGACCGAGCAGGCGCTCAACATTGCGCTTACCCGCGATGGATCAGCAGTCAGTGTTGCCTATGACGACGCAGGCAATACCTTTGTCCTTGGCGCGAACGCACAGGCCGCACTTGACTCTACGGACGCCGCGCTGATCGGCAAGCAGCCGGCCGACGCGCAACTGACATCCATCGCGGCGCTGGCCTATGCGGGCAACGCTTTGAAGGTAGTGCGCGTCAATGCGGCGGAAACAGACTTTGAATTAGCCACGCCGTCGGCAGGTGGAGCAGGCCTGTCAGGCACGGCGACGGTTACGCTGTCCGCTGCTGCGTTTCAGCACTCGCAGACCGTAGCCGCTGTAGGCGTCACGCCAGCAAAGACCGTGTTGGTAAGCCTTGCCCCGGCACTGGTGACCGACGAGAACGATCCAGAACTCTTGGACTGCGTTTCATTGTGGGGAACCCCCGGAACCGATACCATCACCTTCGGACTGACCTTCTCCATCCCCTCGGTCGGCCCCGTGAAACTTAATTGGAGCGCCGTGTAATGGCCAAGCTTTCGCGTGACCGTACCGCTACCACTCTCCACCCCCGCGAAGCCCTGCTAGTCGCCGGCAACCTTGGCGCGCTTGATGCCGAAATCGTACTTCCGTGCGATGGCAGCTCCACGGTATCGCTCGACCTACGCGGCACGTTCAGCATGACCGTGGAAGTTAAGGGGACGGTGGACGGCACGAACTGGGAACTTATCCCGGTTCGCCGCCTGAACGCCGCCGCCATTGGTTACGTTGCGTCCGTTGTTGGCACGACCGCTGGCGTGTGGGTTGGCAAGTGCAGCCAGTACCAGCAGGTGCGCGCCCGCGTGTCTGCGTATACCTCCGGCGCTGCTGCCGCCACGCTGGTTGCCAGCACGGCCCCACTAGATGACTCCCTGCAAGGCATGGTCACCACCACGCTGGCGACCGCTACGGGAGCCGCAGGCGCGGCTGTTACGCTGACCATCGCCTCGCCTGGCGCGGGCCTGAGGGTCTACATCACCTACATCACCATCGCCCGGTTCGCCACGGCCCTGATGACGGCAGCCGCAACGCCCGTCGTTGTCACCACTACCAACCTGCCAGGATCGCTCGCGTTTAGTGTGCCC